GCTTGCGCCGCCTCGGTTTTAGGGACTTGAACCTGTCCGTGTTCCGAAGAACCGTGCGGTTGTGGAAAATCGCAATGGTGCACCTGGCTCCCAGTGGATTTGGCACTCACACACATACAAAAGAAAGTGCAACCCGTCACCGGATCGTAACCGGTACCCCACAGGTTCGGGGGGGAGAACATACTCCTAAGGAAAGTCACTGGAGAGTGGGAGAACAACCCGTACTCCAAATCAATACAAAAAATTAATATATGAAGAACAAGCAAACGATGTCAAGATTTTCAATCCTTAGCGGGATACTTTCTCCTGACACCTCCTTCGATGACGCAGCCCGTGCGGATGGCCACCCCCTATCGGGGCAACCTAACCCGGGGGACAAGCGTAAAGCCTCTGGTGTGACCGGGAAGTCACATGGACAGAAGTGCTTCGGTTGTAAGTCGAAGGTTGCCTGTCGTGCTTCAGGCAAAACGAAATATAAGCACCGCGGATGCTTCCCGGGGGGGCAAGCCGTTCAAGATCTACCTCCGGAACCCTGTTGGGTTGACCCACACCCGTGTCCTGCCATTCACGCTTCGAGAGCGCGACAGGACCGAAGAGAAAGTCAAAGGGAACCGAGTGACCCCGCTCGCCGTGACACCTGGAAGAGCTTCACACCGATGAAGAAGGTACGGAAATGGAAATACAAAGGGAATTCGGATGGTGAGGTGGTGGTTGGGGGCCGTGTGGAATGGGGGACTTACCCGGATTTTCCGTATCCGAGGGCCCATCTTTTCCGCGACAAACTTTACGCTAAGAGGCTGTCTTTTGACAGTAGTCAAATCCTCTCAGATGCACTTGACAAGCTCGTCTGCGTTTGGGAAGGTCCACCCCTGATCCCCCCCCCACCTGACAAAGAAGATTTCGGCGAATGTGCCCGCCGAAAGGAGCATGTGAGGAAGGCACGTGCCATTGTGAAGCTCCTTCGAGCCGATCAACGGCTAAAGGCGGTTCGTCCGCTACCTCAGGATATTGTTTGCGGTAGCCTCCGCAGCAAAGTCCGGTCAATGTACGCTCAAGAGCTTACCGTTGCTCAAGAGTTATCCATTAAAACCTCGATGAAAGTCGAGGTTCAACCGTGTGAATACTGCGAAGGCCAGCAGGAAAACCCGATGGAGGCATGGAAAAGGCAAAGGCGCCAACCTGAAGATGTTGACCAGCAACATCTGGAAAAGTTTACGAGGGCGTTCGCTGCGAACGTCCCCGATGGTTGGGACGAAAAGAAAGAGCGTGTTACGTTTGTCCCGAACGGGCACGCGACAAATGAATTTTCGAGGAGAGAGGGCGGTAACTGGAACGCCCAGGGGTTTAGCGAGGTCCCGGATATACAACTTGTATATTCTTCCGGGAAGCCTCGGGTTGTCACTTTGTACTCTAGTTTCAACACCGAGGTTTTAAAGCCACTACACCACTGTCTTTACTCAATCCTCAAACGGAAGGGATGGCTTCTTGTGGGTAGCCCTACCCGTGAGAAGTTAGCCCACCTACGCGAAGGCTGTGCCGGGTCGAACTGTCTTAGCTTTGACTATTCGTCAGCGACCGACAAAATTAAGCTGGCGTATGTACGCGCGATGATAGGTGTGCTCAAACAACAGAGTGTGGGGTTAAGTGACGACGAGGTTCGGTG